ATACTTTTATACTTTTATACTTTTTTTATACTTTTATACTTTTATACTTTTTTTATACTTTTATACTTTTATACTTTTATACTTTTATACTTTTATACTTTTATACTTTTATACTTTTATACTTTTATACTTTTATACTTTTATACTTTTATACTTTTATGCTCCGTTAGCTCACATGGTAGAGCGTTCGACTTTTAATCGATTGGTCGTGGGTTCAAATCCCACACGGAGTAAAATTCTATTAGCTTAATTGGTAGAGCAACTTGATCAAGTGATGTGGGTTTAAATCCTATAGAATAAAGCACTGGTAGGGTTAGATCTTTGTAGGTTCAAATCCTATCATATATAGAGCAACAAAAATGTTCTCATATTTTTACATAATTACTTTATTATAAAATGCATCTAGTTTTGATGTATCCAGTAATTAGTATAACCAAATTTTATTAAATAGCTCTGTTAGCTCAGTTGGTAGAGCATCGGTCTTATGAGCCGAAGGTCGTGGGTTCAAGCCCCACACAGAGCATAATAGTTTTAATACTTAAAAGTATTAAAACAAATTAAAGTAATCAGTAAAAAAAATTGATTAAAAAATAAATGTTTTTTAATCAATTTAAAATGCCTAAGAAAAAGAAAGCAGGTAAAAATACTAAATCTTCCGGTATTGTAATTGAAAAAAGACCTTTATTAGAAGCAGATATTAACAATCAAGTGTATGGTATTTTAGAAAAAGCATTAGGATGTGGGTTTTTTGAAGTTAATTGCTTTGATGATGTAAAAAGAAGATGTAAGGCTAGAAGTAAACGTATGAAAGTAACTAGCGGTGATTATGTAATTGTTTCTATACGAGAATTTGACGACAAAACATCTGATATTATTCATAAATATAATGAGGAAGAGGTTAGAAAATTACAAAATCTTGATATTTTACCAAGCGACAATCAAAAAAATATTGAACAAAATATTCTTGAAGATTCTAAACAAGAATTTGATTTTAATAATATTTAAAATTGATTTTAAATTTAATTTTTTATAAAAAATTAAAATGTTACCTATTCGATTAGTTTTTATAAAGATGATAAATAATTGTATGTTTTGTTCTTCTCCAACAGGAGAATCATTTATATATGAAGTAGAACATTTACTTGGTTATATTAGCTGTGAAAAATGTAAAATTATCTGCAAACAAACAGCAGATAATTTTATAAGTACAAGTTTATTTGGTAAAGTACAGCATTTAAAATGTAAAAACATAAAAATTAAACGAACAAATAACACTATAGAAGACGGTTGGACATTATATCCACTTACAGACATAATAGAAGGAATCGAGTGTGTATTATGTAAACACAATGAAAATAATAAAGAAAAATGGTGTAGTATAGATAGTGTTATTGAATTAAATAAATAATTTTAAATATGTATTTCATAAATTTATTTATGAAATAATTGTGTTAGTATAAATGGATCAATTTGATGAATACGAATTAAAAGAAGGTGATAATTTTGATAATGAAGAAGATCAAGAATGGTCTGACAATGAAGAAACAGAACATTTTAAAGACGATGAAAATCAATTACAAGCAGGTTTTTCAGATGTAGGAAGAACAAGCATAGCTGATGATTGTGGAGGAACTTCTGTTATTATTTCAGGTAAAATATCAGATTTAAATAAAGACATTAATAAATTAACACATGATCCACTAGAACGTTTTAAAATATATATAGGAGCTATTAGTTATTCTATGACAGAAAATAATATTTACGATATAAGCGTAGATGATAGAAATTATATGTGCAGAGTTGCATCTAGTTTAAATAATTCTAAGTATTTAAACCCTACTGCTTATATACTTGGATTTATAGCTACAAACGGAGGACGTCCATCTGTTAATAAAAAACGAGAAATTAATAAAAAAAAAATTACACAAATATTTAATTTTTTAAACTTACTTAATGATGATTCAGTAAAACCTGCTGATGTTATTAGATACAGCAGATTTTGGTTAACATTAGATTTTGAGTGATTTTTGTTTTTTTATAGTTAATAAGTATTTTTCCCAATTATCTCTCATTGTTTTTTTATCTTCAAACATTTCTTCTGATATATTAACATCAATATCATAAATGCTACGTTTAATTAATATGTTTTTATTTGTAAATTCAATTCCTGTTATACTTTTTATCTTTCCATCACAATATTCTATATCTTTACTTGTAAAAATTTTAAAAATAATAGCCATAAAAATAATAGAAAGCAAATATTTTGCTTGTTTTAAAGATAAAAAATACTTATTTTTCATATCTATAACATATCTTTCTACTAAAATATCTTTAATATTTTTTTTTCTAATATTGCTCCATTCTTGTCTAGTATTTTTTATTTTAGATTGTAAAGTGTGAAAATCAAAACGTTTTTTTAATTTTTCTTGTCTTGATAAAATTCCTAAATTTTTTGTAAGTAAGTTATATACATCAGTATATAATAAAAATGACTCTTTTCTTTCTATTTTATAACTAAATTCTTTGGTTTTATAATTACAGCAAAAAAAATTTTTACTTATATATGTTCCGTATGGTGTTTTTCCGTAAGCAAGATCTTCAAATATATTAACCCAAAAATTATCTAGTGCATATTGACAGCATTCTAAAAATACAGGGTATATAATATCTTTTTTTATCGGCATAATACTAAATTACTTTATTACTACTTATGTTTCTTAAAATATTAAATTATATTTTAAGAACAAATTTATTTAATATGGATTTACAGTTTTTTTAGACTTAGACTTTTTATTTGCTTTGTATAAAAAATTAAAATCAGTTTTAAATTTTTGGATAATTCGTTTTACATTTGATGGTGTAAAATTTCTAGTCCTGTATTTAATTTGATCAGAATTTAATTGTTCACTAATTAAAAAAGATGATAAACCTACACTATCACGTTGACAAATTAATTCAATAACTTTCATTTCTTCTTTGTTTGGAATTTTTAAACGAATATGCGTAATTTCATCTACAGATGTAGTAAAACCATAAGGAGTTGATCCAATATAATCACCTCTTGCTCTTCTAAAAGAAATTGAAGCTTTTACTTTTTCAGAACAAACATCTGACACAAAATTAGCAGCAGATAATTGTATTCTAAATTGATTTCTAGACCATACATCTTTATAACTAAGATTTTCTTTTAAAGAATAAACAGAAATATTTCGGGTATTTAGAGACTCCAAAATATTTAATGCATGATGAGAATTTCTAGAAAATCTAGAAATATCATATACATATATAGTTTGATGTTCAGAAGCTATATTGCAAAGATAATGTAGTCCTTTCATTTTATCCATTGAACGAGCAGAATAAACTTCTTTAATACATTTAATTACATTAATATTAATTGATGCACAATAATCACGTAATTCTTTTTCTTGTACTTCAAGACTTGTGTGTCCTTCATTATATAAACCTTGTTTTTTGCTACTAACTCTACAATAAATGAAACCATTATCTTGTAAATTCATATTTTCAATACGCATTATATCTCTATATTCTTTTATCAAATCTTCTCTATGATTAATGTTCTCTTCAGGTTCCCAAGTACATTCTTTAAAATTTTTCCACTGTACTAAAAAATAACATTTATTATTCTCAAATTTTGAATCAATAATTTTAACAGGATAGCAAAGCTTTGACATTTTAAAATATTATATAAATTTAAAAAAAAAATCAATTTTTTAAAAAATTAAAAATTGTTGCAATTAAACATAATTACAGGCATATCTTTTAAAACTAACGATGAAATATAATATCCAAGTATTCCAAATATAATACCACATACAACACCTATAATAATTTGAAATATGCTATGACATCCTGATACAACTCTTTGTGTCCATACTACTAATGATAATGACCACATAATTACAGTACTAACAATTGCTTGATTTTTTAATTTACTCTTTTTTGACAAATCTTTTTCATGAATATATTTCATCCATACATAAATGCTCCAAAAAGTTGAAGAAAATGAAGTTATTTGAGCATGACCGCTTGGCATACCAAATGTTGTACTTTTTTTTGTTCCTGGATATATTCCACATCCTGTGAATTGTTCTCCTAATTTATTCCAATTATCTCTTTCTCCTACATTTTCTACATATTTTCCTATTCCGCATCCATCAGGACGCTGAATTATTTTTTGAAACTTATTATTACTTAATAAGTTTTTTACTATATTTTTTTCTATAGCATTAAATCCATCTCCCATTAAAAAAGCAAGTAAACTAAAAAATATATATTTATAGTCTCCTGTTACTATTGTTGCTAGTATACCTGCTTGATATATAGTATAAGGAGAAGAAGTTATTATATTTTTTCCAATTATTTTTATACTTCCTTCCGACATTTATTAATAATATTTTTTTAAAAAATATTATTAAAGGTTATTTTTAATATCGCTTACTTTAATTTCTTTGTAACTTGCTAAATTTCTACTAAATGAAAAGAAAAATCACTTAACCTATTTATATACTTTAAAATATTTTCATCTACTTCCACTTCATCTGTTAGTTTCCACATATTTCTTTCGGATCTTCTACATATAGATCTACATATATGACATTGCGAATCTATTTTTCCAACACCTGTTATTAAAAATTCTGTTAAAGGTACAATATCATATAAATCTATTAATAACTCAAGTTTCTTAACATCATCTTCAGTTAATTTAGGAACTTTTTCTTTTTTACTATAGTCAACAACTGCAATATTACTTCCAATATCTAATAACTTTACTTGAATATTTCGTAAAATAATTAATTTTTCATAATTATCCAGTTCCAACCGTATAGCCGTTTGATCATTTTTAACATAATTGCTTATAAATGTACACCAATTATTTTTACTTTTACTTTTTTTAAGTATAGCACATAACATTCCAATATTACTTGACAATTCATCAATATCTCCTAATACATCAAAAAACATAGAATTTTTTTTTCTTCTACTACCATCATATAAATATGTCATTCCACCATCTCCAGTTTTTGTATAAAGTTTTGACATTTATTATTTTTTTTAAAATTTT